CCAATGTTTGAAGAATGGCAAAAGGTGATTATATCGGCAGATAAAGACTTTATCCAAGTCTTGGATAATAAGACCCTGCTATTCCGACCGGTACAGAAAGAAGTGCTAAACACCAATATTGTATTGGAAAAGTTTGGTATTCACCCAAGAAACTTTGCTGTTGCTCGTGCTATGGCTGGTGACCCAAGTGATAACCTTGCTGGTGTGCCTCGTGTTGGCTTGGGAACAGTAGCAAAGCGCTTCTCTTTTCTAAAAGAGGATAAAGACTACTTTATTGAAGATATCTTGGAAGAATGCGGAAAAGAAGAAAACACACTTAAAATTTATAAAAGCGTAATTGAGTCTGAAGATATTATCAGAGAAAATTACGATATAATGCAACTCTCCTCCCCTCAGATGTCGATTCAGTGTAAGTCTCGCATTGATGAGACATTTGAGGGATTTACACCACAATACAACCAAACAGAAGTTAGAAAGTTGATGATTAAAGATGGTGTCCTAACAGTGAATATGCAAGATTTGGAACAAACTTTTAACCATATTATTACTTCCTTTTCAGGATAAACAATGTTATACTATATATGTATTTAATACCAGCAAGTAAAGGGAGAGCATGGAAACCTCAGTTAGTTTTTCAAAATTTGGTAAATCATTTCAGGAAGACTTGTGTCATCTTGTTTTGAACGATAGGGCATTTGCAGACCAAATGTTTGAAGTTCTTGATTTGAGTTTCTTGGAGCTTAAACATCTTCGTATATTTGTTAAGAAAATCAAGGAGTATCGCAAAAAGTATGGAGTCCACCCCACATCTAATATTATGCATTCCATCATACGAACAGGTTTGGATGGAGAACCAGAATCAGTCAAGGTGCGCATCCGAGAGTATTATGCGAGGGTCTTGGCGAATGGAGAGATACCGAAGTCTTCTGAATATATCAAAGATACTGCTCTTGATTTCTGCAAGAAGCAAAAGTTAAAAGAAGCACTTATCAAGTCAGTTGACCTTATCAAATCTTCTTCTTTTGATGAAGTTTCCAAGATTATTGATGGAGCCCTAAAACTAGGCTCAGACAACTCTTTGGGATATGAGTATCTTGCTGACTTTGAAAAACGCTTCTTGGTTAAAGCAAGAGACCCTATAACGACCGGCTGGCAGCAGATTGATGAAATCTGTAAGGGTGGCTTGGGTAAAGGCGAGTTAGGGGTTGTAGTAGCCCCTACTGGCGCTGGTAAGTCTATGGTGCTTGTTCATCTTGGAGCACAAGCAATCAAAGCAGGAAAGAATGTGCTGCACTATACCTTAGAGCTTGGTGATACCATTGTTGCCGGTCGATATGATGCAGCCATAACCGGAGTTGAATTGAAAAATCTTGGTGTCTTTAAAGAAAAGATTTATGACGAGATTAAAGATTTATCAGGAAAATTGATTGTTAAAGAGTACCCAACAAGGTCTGCGAGTATACAAACAATCAAGAACCATATTGATAAGTTACGACGCAGAGATTTCGTTCCTGATATGATTATTGTGGACTATGGCGACCTAATCAAGCCAGAATCTTCTAGAAAGGATGAGAAAAGGCATCAATTAGAGACTATTTACGAAGAGCTTAGAGGTCTCGCTCAGGAGGTTGAATGCCCAGTATGGACAGCATCTCAGACAAACCGATCGGGTCTGAATGCCGAAGTCATAACAATGGAGTCTATATCGGAAGCGTTTAACAAGTGTTTTGTAGCAGACTTTATCTTTACAGTTTCTAGAACCGTAGAGGATAAGAACACTAACCAAGGACGTATTTTTGTTGCTAAAAACAGAAACGGACCAGATGGCTTAGTTTATCCTATTTTTATGGATACTAGTAATGTAAAAATAAAGGTTTTGCCTAAAACAAACGAATCTATTGGTGATATAGTAGAAAAGTCATCAAAAGAGAAATTAGATAATTTAAAACAGAAATATGCAAATTTTAAAAAGGAAAAGAAAGGAGTAAGCTAGAATGGAATTATCGAATGAAATCTTATCAGAAATCACAGTGCACATGAAGTATGCACGATACCTAGAAGACAAGCAACGTAGAGAAACGTGGGATGAGCTTGTAACTAGAAATATGAATATGCATCTTAAAAAGTTTCCAAGTATGGAACTTCAAATAAGAAAAGCTTATAAGCAAGTTTTTGATAAAAAGGTTCTTCCTTCTATGCGCTCTATGCAGTTCGGCGGAAAGCCTATTGAAGTTGCCCCAAACCGCATTTTCAACTGCGCTTTTATGCCTGCTGATGATTGGCGTTGCTTTGGTGAAGCTATGTTTTTGCTTCTCGGCGGAACAGGTGTAGGTTATTCAGTTCAAAAGCACCATGTTGAGAAGTTACCAGAGATTACAAAGCCAAACATGAATAGAACACGTCGTTTTCTTGTTAATGATTCTATTGAAGGCTGGGCTGATGCAGTAAAAGCTCTTGTTCGCTCTTACTTTCAGGGTGGCTCACACCTTCGCTTTGATTTTACAGATATACGCCCGAAAGGTGCTGCTCTCATTACTTCTGGAGGTAAAGCCCCAGGACCCCAACCTCTTCGTGAGTGTTTGGTAAAGCTGGAAGGCATGCTGTCGCAGAAGGAAAATGGAGATAAACTAACGCCAATTGAAGTACATGATATGATTTGTCATATAGCTGATGCTGTGCTGGCAGGTGGTATCCGTAGGGCTGCTCTTATTTCACTATTCTCGGCAGATGACGAGGATATGATTGCTGCTAAAACAGGCAGCTGGTGGGAATCCAATCCGCAACGAGGAAGAGCTAATAACTCAGTGGTTCTTCTCCGCCACAAGATTGATAAAGAATACTTTATGGGTCTATGGGACAGAGTTAAAGCCTCTGGTGCCGGCGAACCAGGTTTTTATTTTTCAAACGATAAAGACTGGGGCACCAACCCTTGTTGTGAGATTGGGCTACGACCTTATCAATTCTGTAATCTTACAGAAGTAAATGTGTCTAACGTAGAGTCACAAGAAGACTTAAACGAGCGTGTTCGTGCCGCTGCTTTTATTGGAACTCTACAAGCCAGCTATACAGACTTTCACTATCTTCGTGATGTGTGGAGAAGAACAACTGAAAGAGATGCTCTTATCGGTGTTTCTATGACTGGTATTGCTTCCGGAGCAGTTTTAGAGTTGGATATGAAAGAAGCAGCAAATTGTGTAAAAGAAGAGAATGCAAGAGTAGCAGAGTTGTTAGGGATTAACCCAGCAGCTAGAACAACTTGTGTTAAGCCAGCAGGAACAACATCTTTGACCCTGGGAACTAGCTCTGGTATTCACGCTTGGCACAATGATTATTACATTCGCCGCATTCGTGTAGGGAAGAATGAACCTATCTATGGTTATTTGTCGCAAAATCATCCAGAGCTTATTGAGGATGAATATTTCAGCCCGCATACGACCGCTGTTATTTCTATTCCGCAAAAAGCACCAGAAGGTTCTATTTTGCGAACTGAATCAGCATTACAGCTTTTAAAGCGTGTTAAGTTGGTAACAGATGAATGGGTAAAGCCAGGTTTCCGAAAGGGACAGAACACTCACAACATCTCGGCAACTGTATCAATAAAAGATGCTGAATGGGTTGACGTAGGCGAATGGATGTGGGATAATAGAAATAGTTATAATGGCTTATCGGTTCTTCCGTTTTCAGACCATACATATAAGCAGGCTCCTTTTGAAGACTGCTCAAAAGAAACTTATGAGGCACTTATGGGTTCGCTTACCAATATTGACCTAACAAAAGTCAAAGAAGAAGAAGACAATACCGACCTTAAAGGCGAAGTAGCTTGTGCTGGCGGAGCCTGTGAAATTAAGTTTGTATAAAAAACTTGACATTCCTGATAAAATCGTTTACTATAATAAAAGAACTTAACATAAAGGAGAAAAAATGAGTTCCAACGACGATAAACTATTAACAACAGAAGAGCACCTTTCTAATTTCGTAAAAGAATTTGCAGCAATTGAAGATGCAATGGAGCCATTTAAAGAGCAACGAAGAGATTTACGAGAGTCTTATAACGATAATGGGTGGTTGTCCAAGGAAGAAATGCGACTTGCTGTAAAGGCTTATCGCCTGGTAAAGTCAGATACAGATATGGACCAGCTGACCGACTACTTTAACAAGCTTAAGCGAACTGTAAGGACAATTGAGCATGTCTAAGATTCCACCGGTATTGAGACCGATTAACAGACACTTAACTATTGTTCCTCATGTAAAGAAGAATGAGACTAATACTGGTGTCCTGCTTCCTGACGGCTTTGAGCCAGAAGAGGATAGGTATATTACTGCTACTGTATTAGATATTGCACCAGATTGTGGTCCTTCTTTTCAGAAGATACGAGGTGATGGGTCACCAGACAAAACTATTGTTGTTGACCGGTCAATGATTGAGGAAATCACAATCAAAGACAAAACATACTATACTATTTTAGAGAACTATGTTGTGGGAATTTTGCGAGGGCTGAATGAAGGTTGATTTATTCGGAGACCATAAAGGTTCCGTTGAATATATCACACATATGGGCAATGATTTAACAATAGTCAATGCTGCCCGTGTTAGTTTTGGAGCAGAAAAGGAAGAACTAGATGAGAAAGATATTAAACTTATTAACTACCTCATGGAACACAACCACACTAGTCCATTTGAGCATTGTTCTATTACAATGCGTTTTGTTGTTCCTCTGTTCATAAGATCCCAGCACCATAGGCATAGGACTTGGGCTTATAACGAGATTAGCAGAAGATATACTTCTGTTGATATGAAGTTTTATGAGCCAAGAGAGTTTAGGACACAACACGAGAGCAATAGGCAAGCAAGCAATGATGAGCTAGTTAATCCAGTTCTAAACTCTTCTTATTCAGGTATAGGTTTTGAATACGCAGCATCAGCAGTTAGTCTTCATAATACCAGAAGTGTAAACCTCTATAAGGCTCTTGTAGCAGAAGGTGTTTGTAGGGAACAGGCAAGAGGCGTTCTCCCTCAAAATTTATATACTGAA